GATAATTTTACACATCGCAAAGAGGTTCATCAAGTTAATTTAAATATGTATTTTCCTAATCTTGATACAAATATGAAAATTGGTTTTCAAACTTATGTAAGAACTTCAAATGATAGTTTTAAAGGAACAGATGCTAAATTACATTATAGATTATATTTATTTGGTGATAATCAAGGAATAAGTGATTTAGATATTAGGGATGCTATATTTGATTCTTATTTTGAATTATCATATTTTAGTTATGATTTTTTTAATACATTCGTTTCACCAACAAATAAAAATCAAGTGAATAGTGCTATTCCATTTAAGGTTATGATGTCTTCACAAGTTTTAAATGAAGGTTGGAAATCTTGTATTTTTCGTGATTTTGATAAATCTACCGATGATGCTACTTCTTGTAGGAGTATAGTGAATAGTTACTCAATAAAATTAAGCGAACAATTAAAAAATTATTTAATGGAAGGCACAGAAACATCAACAATAGGTCCATTATATCCTAATATTTGTGAAATGGTTTTAGATAGTCCAGCATTTTATTACCAAAAAGATTTGGCACTTGATTTTCTTAATGATAGTTATTCTGTTGTAATTGATGAATTACCTATGAAGAATTATAAAAATAAAGAAAATCAAGCAGATGGTGGTTATTCTCGTAGTATATTAGGTAATTTACCATCACCATTTTATTATACCTATAATAATGCTTCTAAAAATGCTAATTTAATAGGAACTACATATGAACCTAATTTTAAAATTGTTAATCAAATGAATAATCAACCTATAAGAATTAATAGTATGAGAGTTAAAATTATAAATATGAGAACTGACGAACCAGCAACAGAATTGAAACAAAGTATTATTAATTTTACTATTGAAGAACCTGGTGATAAAAAAGATAATTAAATAACTATTTCATTTTCATCTTCTTTTCTTTCATATAACTCCATTCTTGTGGGTTTATATGTTTGACCTACCATTTGTGCCACCTTTTTCTTTTCTTCTATACTTGGATTTTGTGATAGAAACCAAGTTAAATAAATGTGACGAAACATATTTGTTGTTAATGATTTACCTAAAATATTTCTTGATATAGATTGTTGTGCCTGTGTAAAATTAGGTTGGGTCATAGGTTTTTTATTTGTATTTATCATAAACAGATCTGTATTATTATAATCTTTGAACCATTTGTCTAATAATTTATTTAATGTTTCATTTTCTATATTATAATCTATTTTACCCAAATATTTACTGGTTTTGTATTTATTAAAAACCATTCTATATTTATTACCATTTTTTGTAATATAATTAAACTTCTTATTTAATGATTTAATATCTTTTTTACCATTCATTTTTACTTTCATATCCAAATAATTACCTATTCTTGTTGGTGGTTGAAGTGAAAATAACGCTAATATTAAAAAGTTACGATATTTTGTAAATGATTTTTTTTTAGTTAAATATTCATCTGCTTCATCTTCTACTTTATTTTTTAATTCTTCGTAATTAATCCAATTAACTTTCTCATTTTCATCTTTTTTTTGTGAATGTTCTTCGTTGGTTCTTTCGCCAATTATTTCATTTAATATATCTTTGTATTCAGTAATAATTTTTTCTTTGCCTCCAATATATTCTAAATATCTAATAATCGCTAATAATGTTAATATAATTGTATTAATTGAATAATCTTCACTTAATATATTTAATATTTCATTTGTATTATCAAATGTATTTTTATTCCATTCATCAAAAGGTAATTTTAATACTTTCTCCAATCTTCTTAAAGAAGATTTAATAGTCTTTTTTGTAGATTGAGAATTAGAACCATTATTGTTAATATAATTTTCTATAAACTTTTCCATTATATATATATTAATTAGAATAAATATATTTATATTTTATGAAAAAATAACATTATATATAGATCTGTTTAAAATCACTAATTATATAATTTGTTTAAAAAACTACTTAAAGACATCACTTCTTATATAAGTATATACTATGACTACTACTATGCCCCCAAAAACCTGGAAACTTTATGCTGACCCTTCTTCTTGGTATTCCAAGAGAACCGCTTTTATCCTCACACAATATTTAGAAAATTGTGGAATTAATAAAAATGATGAAGATGTAGAAAATATTATGAGTATGATAAATCTATTCAAAAAATTAAACTTTTATTCATATAATACTGAAGGTGAAGGAGTTTTTGATAATAATAAAGATAATAAAATAGAATGTAGATTTTGTAAAAAAGTTAATGTAATTCATAAATCATTTGGAAACCATATTAAATGTTGCCCTTGGGCACAAACTCATAGACTTATTAGAGAAGTAGGTTTTACGATTATTCGTAATTGTGACGACTATGTTACAGATATGATAGATATTCTTAACAAATATAATTATACAACTTATATTAATAAGGACAAAGATATTCGTTATATCAAACAAGAATTACAACAATATGAATATTATAATTTTCATCTTAATGCGGATGAGTTTTTTATGAATAATATAAAAAATAAGTGGAAAGATAATCTTAAAATGTGGAAAAGTAAAATAGAAAGAAATACCTTATGGTTACAAAAAATCGGTAGTATGAAATATAAGTTTGAAAAAGAATGGAAAGAATTAGAAAATAATAAAAATTATATCAATAAATATTTTGATGAAAGTATTTGGAATATTATCAAAGAAGAAAAAATGAAACCCACAAATGGTATTCATTATCAAGTGGAAGAAATTATTACAAATGGTCTTAAATCATATAATAATATTTTCCAAACATTAATTTCACAAATAGATAATGTAAAAGATATTATTCAAGAATTATATGAAAAAGATATATTAAAAATCCAATTAGAACAAGGAGAATGTGGTGTTTGTATGTGTGAAAAATTAGTAAGAAAAACGACCTGTTGTCGTCAAGTATTATGTAATGATTGCTCTACACAACTAAAAGATGGTGCTGGAACAAATACAAATTGTCCCTTTTGTAGAAATAATGGTGATTGGTGAAAAATTATATAATGAGTAATGAAGTAACCCTAAATTAATATTACTTAATATATATTTTAAGAAAAATTAAGTTAGGGTGACTTTTTAAAAAATAGATCGGTGTGAAAATTAACTAAAAAAATTAATACTAAATATTGATAATAATTAATATTAATTATAATAAAAAATATGGCGGGAGGTGGATACGCAACTTTTTTTTAATTATTACATATTTATTTATAATAATATTTATTTTTTTTTCGCAAGTGAAGATTGTTTAGCAAGTCGCATATATTTTGTTTTTTCTTCAGGTGTTAAATCTTTCACTTTTTTTTTTAATTCTTTTAAATATTTCTTATGTCCATCTATTTTATTATTTGCTGTTGCTGGTGTTGATGCTGGTGGATTTGATACTGGAACCATCATAGAACCACCGGAAGAAAACTTAATTTCTCCATTAACAACTGAAACTTTGACCTTCTTGTCTTCTTCTTTATTGTGCTTATTAATTGCTTTTTTAATTTCGGCAATTGTAAAAGAACTCATTTTATATATATTAAATTATATATTTTTTTTTTTCTAAAATATATTATTTTTATAATTGTGTTTCTTTGATACAATTATGTTTTGTATTATCTACCATACAGGATGATTTACAACATTCGCTATTACATTTACAATATTTAAATGATAATAATGATTTAATAATATTTAATAATGCTTTTGCTATTGATTCCATTATTATTATACTATAAAAATATTTATTATTTATTCAACATTTTTATTATCAATTGGTTCATTATTTTGTTTCATTTTTTCCATTTCATCTTTGTAACTCCATAATAATTCATTATGGTTTCTTCTTGCCTCCATACTATGGACATTTAAAAATAAAAAGTCGTGTGGATTTTGTCTTGCTTTTTTGTGTAATTCTAAAAATGCTTTTTCACTACCGCCAAAGAAACCATACGCTTCACTAATTTTTTTTAATTCTTTATCTGTGTAACTACCACAGATATATATACCACTACACTGGTTTCTTAAAATAGGTGTAATATGTTTGAAATACTGGACACATATTGCTATTGATAATTTGCCTTCTTTATCTCCATTTCCAATATGTCTGTATAATGTGGATAATGAAGTAATTTTATCTGCCTTACCTCTACGAGAACCAGCATTTGTGCCGACAATATCATCAAATAAAATTAAATATTTATCATCACTATTATCTTTTTCAATCATTTCAATTAATTCATCAACAAGTTCATCTGTGTATTCAGTAAAAACATAATCAAAATCCTTTATTAAATGTTGGTTCATAGCATCATTATAAGCACTTGGAGAAACTAATATTTTGACTTGAAAATCATTACCATACATATTAGGATTTAAATACAAATTAGATGCTAAAACACTTTTACCTGCTTTGACTCGCCCATTTATCAAAATTAAATGTGGTATATTACACATAGGATATTTATCTGTTTCATTTAATTTACTATCATCAATATTCAAAGGATAAATATTTAAATCTTTTAAATCTCCATATTTCTGTGGTCCTTCCTTCATTATTATATATATACTATATTTTATGTTTTTTTATTTACTTGTGTATTTATATAAGTTAAATCATTTTGTAATTTATTTTTAATTTCCTCAATTGAAGAATAATCTTTAACATTAATTTTATTAAAATATTTTCTCATAAAGCGGAATGTTTCTTTATCATCAATTTTATCTAATGTTTCATATTTGTATCTGTTAAAATTAGATTTAAATAATAGAAAATCAGCATTTTCTTTTTTTAATTTTTGTTCTTCTTCATTTTCTCTTTCATTTATTTTTTGTGTTACTTTTTCTTGTTCTTTTAGCAATTGTTTTTTATTCTTTCTATTATTTTTATCATCTTTTACCATTTGTTTTTCAGCAAGTTTATTTTGTTTTTCGGCAAGTTTTTGTGCCCTTTTTTCTCTACCTTTTCTTAATGCTTCTAATTGTTTTTCGGTTAATTTTCTTTTAGGTTTTTTAGGTTTATCTTCACTTGGTTTTTTAAAAACTTCTTCCATCGTATATATAAGTAAATAGAAATTAATTTTTATAATATTTGATAAATAAAATAATATAAATTAATATAATATAGAATGTCCTACTTTGAACGATTGAATGCTATTAAGGGGCAACTCCAATCTAAATTGGATTCCCTACAAGATACACAAGACAACATCGCTACATCCGGAGAAGAAATCCTTTCTGCTAAAATAAAAGATGTAGCAGAAAAATTGGAGGCAGTTGGAGGTGGTGGAATGTTGATTATGAAAGGCGCAGGTGAAGTTAAGAAACTTTATAATAAATATAAAGGTAAAAAAGATAAAACAGATGAACCAACTGAACCAACTGAAGAAGGTGAAGTAGGTCAAGAAGAAGAACCATTTGATATTCAAATGGGAGAAATACCTGAATTAGAAGATGAACCAGCAACAGAAGCAGAACCTGTAACAGATGAAGCAATACAAGGGGCAGAACCATCAAGTGCGGCAGATGTAGAAAGTGAATTATTTGGTAATCTTAAAAGAACCGAGTTTGTGACTACAAGGGAAATAAATGCTAATCCTGAAATGTTTAAATCTGCTACAAAATTAAGTCGTGGTGAAGAAGTAGCAAACTATACTGATGACCAATTTGAAGAATTAAGGGCAAGAGTAAATCTCGGTTTAGATACACAAGAACGAGGAATTGGTATGCGACCTGTTGAAAGTGATGTAGTAAGTCAAGCAAGAGCATCACAAAATACAGGTGAATTATCAACAGAAGGCGGTGAAATGGATTCATTATATCCTATGAGGGCAGGAATGGAAAGAAATGTAGAACCAAGTGGAAGAGCAAGAGCAACACAAGGGGAAGGTTTAGGCGAAACACAAACACAACAACAAATTATGGATTTAGACCCTGAAAGTGCTACTGCTGGTTTAAATAGTGGTTCTACTGCTGGTCAAACAGCAAGTGATGTTTTAACAGATACTACAAATGCGGTTAATGATGCGGTTAATGATGCTATAACTGGAGTAACTGATGCTGGTTCTTCTTTACTTGATACAGGTTTAGCAATAGGAGAAGTAGCACTTGATGCTATACCAGTAATAGGAGAAATAGGACTTATAGGAACCGCTATTGCTGGATTTTTTGAGAGTATATTTGGTGGAAAACCAAAAGTTCCTGATACTGAAATAATTGGAGATAGTGGGTTAGATGCTTCCGCAATTGTTAAACAAGCAGCAACAGCAATTCAAGTTTAATTTAGTTAATTTTCATACAGATCTATTTTTTTTTATTTTTATATAAATAGTTTGAAAAGTCACCCTAAGTTAATTATTCTTAATATATATTTTAAGAAACTTTAAGTTAGGGTGACTTTTTAAAAAAAAAACTATTTATATAAAAAAAACTATTTAAAGGGATATTTTCTATACTATATATATAAAAATGTCTAATTCTACTAATTTAGCAAAAACTTCTTTTCACAATTACGACTTTTTCTTTACGATTTATAATCAAAGAAAATGTAAAGAAAAAAATATTTTATATAGGAAACCATTAGAAAAAGCAATTCAATCTAAAATTACAGATGGAATTACTTTAAGAAGAAGTTATTTAAATGCTGAAGGTAGAGAATATAATCAATATGGTAATCTACCATATAATAAATTATCACAAATATGGAAAATTAATAATGGATTTTATGAAATATTAAGTGAATATAGAAAACTATATTTTGATATAGAATATCCCACAGATCTAAATGAAAATAAAGAAAGTCAAATAAATAATTTAATTAATGAATGTATCAAAGAAATATTAAAAAAATTACAAATAAATTATAAATCTTCACAATTTGCTATATCACAAGTTCATTCTAAATATACAAATGGACCTTTTAAAGGTGTTGATAAATATTCAGCACATATTATTTATAATTGTAATAAATCATTTCATTCAGTAGAAGATATTAAAATATTCAAAGATTATTTATCAACTTTATTATTAGAAGAAAAATATAAAGATTTATGGTTTGGAAAATCTTGTGCTATTGATACAAAAGTGTATGGAAAAAATCAAGCGTTTAAATTACCATATCAAGCAAAAAGTTCAAATAAATATAAACAAATACCTTTATTTAACAATTTAGATACAATATATCTTAAATCATTTTTAGTTTCTTATAAAGCAGAATGTATGGATAATATAGATGTATCTTTAATTAAAACAGAGAATAATAAAAAGTTTAATGAAATCAAAAAGAAACATAATTTATTTCATATTCCACAAAAAAATCAATCAACTATTTTGACTTATTCTATGTTTTTGGAAAAAATACCAAAAGAGAAATATTATAAAGATGAAGAAATACAAGAAGTAAATATAGAAACATTATTAAAATATATTTATAATGATGATGGATTACCTTATCAAGTTTATATGGCAGTTGGAACAGCATTAAAAAGATGTTGTAATGATAAAGGGTATGCCTTTCAATTATGGGATGAATGGACTAAAAAATGTAGGAATAATTATGATAAAGCATATAATAAACAACAATTTAATGGATATAGTGAAGAAAGTTGTGGGTATAATACATTATTATATTTATCAAGTTTGTGTAATCCACAAGTTAATAAGTTTAATAAAAACCCATTAAACTTTATTTTAAATGATGATTTATCAAACACATATACAACAAAAGAAATTGTTACTCAAAGATTTATACAAATTACAAAACCACAAATCCAAAAGTATAAATACATTTTTATTAAATCACCTATGGGAACTGGTAAAAGTTATATGCTTCATAAATTATTAAATTACAAAGAAATTAAATCTCGGTATGTAAATGCTTTAGGTCAAAGAAAAGTAAAACTTACAAGAATGTTTAAAAGATGTGTTTATTTATCTTCTCGTCAAGCGTTTGCTTGTAGTATGGCGAGCGATTTTAAAGAAGATGGATTTATAAATTATTTAGATAAAGATAATTTTAATGGTGATAATGAGAAAGTTATTATTTCTATGGAATCATTACAAAGATTAAATTATGATGAATGTGATTTATTAATTATTGATGAAAGTGAAAGTATATTTAATATAATTAGTAGTGAAACATTATTAAATAATGGGGTTGATGATAATTTACAAAAGTTAAAAAATCTTATTCAAAACTCAAATAAAATATTAATTATGGATGCTTTTTTAACAAATAGAAGTTTTAAAGCAATTATAGATATTAATCAACCAACAGAAGATAAAGTAGAAAAAGAAAACTCTTATTATCTCAATAATAAGTTTCAGTATGAAGAAAGAACCGCAAAAGAATGGGAAAAAAATCAAATGATAAGTTACATTATCAGTTTATTACACGAAAATAAAAGAGTTGTTTTATGTAGTGGGTCAAAAAAATATGGTGATAAAATTATAAAAAATATATTAGAACATTTCCCTGACTTTGAAGAAGGTGAAGAAATATTATTTTACAATAAATATAATCAATTACCTAATGAAACTAATGTAAATGAAGAATGGTCTAAATGTAACCTATTAATTTATTCTCCTACTATTACTTGTGGTATATCATATACGAATACAGATCACCCATTTGATAATTTATTTATTTATTGTGTAAATAAAAATAGTTCTCATTTTAGAGATACAATCCAAGCACATAAAAGAGTAAGATATTTTAATAATAAGAATATTGGAATATGTATTAATGATGCTTATGATGGTTTTTCAATAGAACAAAATCCTATTAATTTTAATATAATCAAAGATTATTTAAGAGATTATAGATATAACCTTTTTAAAAAAGAAGATTATGAAACTATTACATTAGAAGAAAGCAATTTATTAAAAGATTGGGTATTTGAAATCCATTGTTTTAACATTATGGAGAAAAATATACATTCTATATTTTTAAGGGAAGTTGTGAGTAAATATTTTGAATTAGAAAATATCAAATGGATTCAAGAATTAGATTGTAATAATTTAGATATTACAGAATTAGAAACCGATGATTGGTTAAGTGAAGATATAGATTTAATAGACCAAGAAACATTTGAAGAATATACAAGAGAGTTTGAAAGAAAAGAATACGATATGAAAAAATATAAAGAAATGAGAAAGTTCAAGTTTTATGAAAAGTTTGATGAAGAACAAATAAATAAGTTTGATGAAGTATTTAATGAATGGTTTATGGAAGACAGAAGAAAATATATAAATAATATTACATCATTTAAATCAGCATTAAAGCAAGAAATCCAAAAATATATTAATAAAAATAACCCAACTAAATATGTAGAATATTTTAAACAAAACTTAATAGCATATCAACATACAAGTTTTATATTAGATAAATTAAATATAATCAAAGACCACGATGTAGATTTTTCGGTCCATTTTAATACATTAGATTTTGAACCATTAATAGAACATTATAAAGATATGAAATCATTAAGTATAAATCAACTTTTTAGAGATGAATATTATAATACAAAAAATGATAAAGGTGAAATAAAAAAGGTTACAACAAGAACCATTCATAGTATTTTAAATAAATTACTAAAAGAATATTTTAATTATGAGATTGAAAGTTGTGGTAAGAAACAAAAAACTATAAATGGAAAAAAGAAAAAAGTTACAATATATAAAATTATACCAAATCAAGAAAAAGAAAATAATAAATTACCACCAATAAAGAATGATATATTTAAATATATCAAACTTGGTGAAATGTTAAATATGGAAGTTGAAGATCTGTATGATTTTCAAGACGAAGAAGAATTAACATTATAAAATAAAAACTAATATATTATATAATGTTTGGAAAAAGTAAAACCAAATATAGTTGTGTTTTTTGTTCTAATAAAAACGAGAAATCAAATAAAAAAATATTCTTTTGTAGGGAGTGTAATAAAATAAGAGATTATATCCGTGATAATGGAATAAAAACTTTAATAAATGTGATAGAAGATAATAATAAACCATCCGCTCCTCCTATATATAATATCCCATAATTTTTTAATATTGTGAAGTCACCCTAACTTAATTATTCTTAATATATATTTTAAGAAACTTTAAGTTAGGGTGACTTTTTTTCCTAATGTAATATATATAATGAGTTATTTAAATAAAATAACAAAAGAAGATTTACAAGATTTATTTTCATTAATTCCTGAATTACAAAAGCATAGCAAAGAATTAATGGAGAAAACAATTCAAACTAAAAAATATTATAATAGTTGTAATGATAAAGACAAATTAAGAGACCTTCAAGAATTAGAAAATAAATGGTATTTATCATTAAAAAACAATCAACCTGATTATTCAGTATATTCAAGTAAATATTTTATTTGTGATGCTTGGTGCTGTTGGTTAATATGTTCTCGCAAATATATTAAGGCAATTATTAAAAATAATATAATACCTGAAAATACAAAAACAATATTAGATATTGGAAATGGTATTGGTTATTCAACAAAAGCAATTGAGGAGGCATACCCTAATGCCGAAGTATTAGGTTATAATTTAAAAGATACTTTACAATGGACGATCTGTAAAAAAATTAATTGTAAAATGACCGATGAATTAATTAAAGCAGATGTGGTATTTTGTAGTGAATATTTTGAACACATAGAAGAACCTATAAAACATTTATTAGAAATAATAAATAAATGTAATCCACAAATGTTAATAATAGCAAACTCATTTAATTCTACAAGTGTAGGTCATTTTTTACACTTTAAATATAATAATGAATTAATACCAAGAAATAAGATTGGTAAAATATTTAATAATACATTAAGAGCAAATAATTACACTATGGAAAAATATGGATTATGGAATAATAGACCTAATATATGGGTAAAAAATTAAATTAATTATATAAAAAGTGACTTAAAGACATCTCTTCTTATATAAGTATAATGAGTATGACTGGTAAAATGAAAACCTTTAACTTTCCCCTTGATGAAGATGAAAGAAGATTTTTAACGGATGCTTGTTTGATGAGGTGTGGATTTAATGATTTTTGGAGAAAAGTAGGTTTTACAGATATAAATATATTTAATGAAGATGAAATGAGAAGAATAAAAGAATATGCCTCATTTGTAAAAGAAAACAATATGACCGCTTATTTTTTATATAAAAGAATTATTAAGATTTTGTAAAATATATATATCTATAATATTTATAATATGGATAAAAAATCAAAAATATATCCAGGATATACAAAAGGAGTTAATAAAAAAGAAAGAGAAGAAGAATTAAAAAAAAGAAAAGAAAGTAAAAAACCTTTAAAAGAATTATTCCCAAAGAAAACTGATAAAGAAGCAATTAAAAAAGGACTTGTAAAACCATCTACATATACAACAAAGTTTAATAAATTATATCCTGATTTAAAGTTTGATAAAAAGGTATTTAGTAAAAAGTTTAAGATTCCATTAAAAGATTTAAATGCCGTTTATGATAAAGGAATTGCCGCTTGGAAATCTTCAGGGTCACGCCCAGGTGTTCCTGCTATTGCTTGGGGGAGGGCAAGACTTTACAAGTTTATTTTAATAGAACAAGGACATATTCCAAAGAAAAAAAATGACCCTGATAATATTTATCATAAAAAAGTTTAATAATAATTTATAAAAAAAAATATTATAAGTTATTATAATAAAATGGCGCATTCGTTAATATTAGGGACAACTTCCACTGGAGAAGTTGAAAAAGTTTTAGTTTCTTCATCAGGCAAACTTGAAGTAGATGCTACTATTACTGGAGGTGGTGATGCTACACTTGCCGAACAACAAGTTCAAACCGGTCACCTTTCTACAATAGAAGGAGATACAACCAGTCTTGATGCGAAAGTGGTTGCGTGTGATACAACTGGTAAATCAACCCTCGTAGAACAACAAGCACAAACTACACACCTTTCTACTATTGCTGGTGATACAACCAGTTTGGATTCAAAAGTAACCGCTTGTGACACCACAGGTAAAGCAACTTTAACAGAACAACAAACACAAACTGGTTTGCTTTCCACAATTCAAACCGACACAACCAGTTTGGATTCAAAAGTAACTGCTTGTAATACTGGTGCCGTTGTTGTTTCAAGTGGTGCTATTACTGAAACAAACTCGGGTGCTATTGCTACAAGTGTAGGAAAAATTAGTCAAGGATACGATGCTACAATTGCGTCAGGCGGTTCAGGTCTTCAACAAAATCTCGTATATGGTCGTGATACTAATACCGGTGATTTAGAAGCACTCAAAGTAAATGCGAATGGTAATTTACTTGTAAATGTGGATGAGCAAACAAAGGAAACAACATCCGCTCAATTATGGACGGCACAAAGTATAGGTGCTGGTGCTTCCGCAACAACTGCTTCCGTAAATATGTCTAACCACCGCCACATTTCGGTTTATGGTGATACAACAAGCACTTTTGGTGATTTAATTAAAATAGAGTTTAGTGATGATAATTCAAATTGGTATGAAAGCGACCAATCATATATTTATCCTGATGTGACTTCAGGACAATTTGCTCACACCGTTACAGAAATAGTTTGTGTGCCTTATATTAGATTTTCTACAACAAACAGCGATACTTCCTCTCATACATACAACCTCAAATATACCGCATTAAGACATTAAAAAACCTTTTTTTTTAATTAAATATTTTTTTTTAATCTTAATTTTTATTTTAAAAAAAAATAATATAAAATAATATAATATAAGATGACTGAAAAAATTGTTGATTCCAAAAACTCCTCCTATATTTCATTAGTTCCCACTACACAAACAACATTTACCGAAAACGGACAAATGATTTTTGAGATTGATGAAAGTTTAGGATATATTAAAGGTCGTGATTCCTATTTAGTTCTTGATGTTGAAAATACATCAGCAGATTTTTCAAGATGGTCTTTCCCTAATGGTGTTGGTGCCTCCTCTTTACTTAAAAGAATTGAAATATATAGCAGATCTACAGGTCAATTATTAGAAGCATTAGATAATTATAATCAATGGTGTGGTATTGAAAGTCAATATTTAAGAGATGATTTTACTATGGAACAAAGAGAACAAGGTGTAGGAACTCCACACTTTCAACATATTAATGGATATGATGGTGCTGGTAATGTATTTAGAAATCAAGTTAATCTTGACCCAACCGCAATTGAAAACTCTATGCTTTCTCCGTTAAAAAATGATGGTAAAACTCCAACTTATTTTACTCGTCAATTCCTCATCCCTATTAAATCAGGTGTTTTTAGCAGATGGTGGGATAGTGAAAAACTTTGCCCTGTATTAAACTTTGGTGGTTTAAGAATGGTATTCACATTTGCTCCAAATGAAGAAGTTTGTCAGAGATTAGGTTATGCTCCACAACTTCCTGCCGACACGAAACCAAATCTTGTTCGCAGTTTAGTTTCACAAGGAATTAAATGTTTAGACCAAGGCAGTGGGTCATTAGATAATTTCCAAACAAATGAAGCAGAAGAAGAAGGATATTTTACTTCCGTAGAACAAACTGGTCTCGTTATAGGTCAATCTATCACAGTTACTTATACAGGTGGTTCTACTACAAGAACCATCACAAATATAGAAACTATGTCCCCTACTGGTCGTGTTAAAATTACTTGTGATAATCCAAGTGGTGCTCCCCTTACTGGTGATTTGTTATTAAAAGTTGATACAGCAAAAGCACCTTCCTTTAAGGTTAATAAAGCAGAACTTCGTGTTTTACAAATGGTAGTCCCCAAAGATGGTATGGATAAATTAGCAAAACCTATGAAATATGAATATACTTCATACGACCAATTTTTAAATACACTTCCTACAAGTGTTCTTCGCCACCAAGTTCCTATCCAAAGTGTAGCAACAAAAGGAAGAAGTATCTTCACCCATTTTGTAGATAGTAATAAAGAAGCAACACAGGACCACAAATCTTATTTTAGTGGTATGTCCCCAACAGAACTTCATTTAAGTTCGGTTCAATTATTCATAAATAATAGATTATATCCTATTCAAAGTATAGACCCAAGAAAATACAGAGATAAACCATTAATGTTAAATGAATTAGTTAAGGCATTAGGAAGTATAAATAAGTATGCTATGAACCTCGGCAGTAATGAAAAAGGTCAATTAGAAGATTATTCAAATACATTCTTATATGCTCGTGAATTAGCAAGAGGTGATTTTGTATATAGTTTAAGAAATGCTGAACCTGAAGTAAGATTAGGTTTCGCACAAACAAGAAGTCATCCAGTCCGTTGTAATTCATTCGTATTTTCTCGCAAAGTTATAGATGTTTCGCCACAAGGTCTTATGGTAGAACTCTAATTTAACAATTATATTTAGTATTTTTTTTTAATCTTAATTTTTATTTTAAAAAAAAATAATATAAAATATTATAATATAAGATGCCCGTCCAAAAGAATACTTTTTTGATTAAACCTTCCAACAATACAACTGATGGTTTCTCCCATAGCAAAGGTAATCCAGTTATTAAGTTCTCTGTTCCCGCACAGGATTTATTATTAGAAACAACATCACTTCGTCTTACTGGTAGAATACAATTTTTTAATTCTAATGGTGATTTAATAAGTGTTCCCGGAAATAAAGATGCCCTAACTCTTGATGATGGTTCTGCCGCTCAACAAGGACCAGTAAATACCAACCTTTCAAACCTCGGTGGTGTCCATAATTGTATTGATAAAGTTGTAGTAAAATCTAAAAAATCCAGTATTGAATTGGTTAATGACCCAAATTATTCACAACAAACTGCGGTCAAACAAGGATTATCAAATAATAAAGGTGATTTTTTGAGAAGTCCATTAAACAGAACTCTCGGTAGTGGTAATAACGCAGATCTACTCAATCGCCGATTAGTTAATCAACAAGAAAAAGGTCAAGATTTCTCTATTAAATTAAATGTTCCATTTCTTGGAGTCCAACCTCTTCATTTAGGAGAAAGTTTTTTAGGTGGTTTAATGATGACCTTATATCTTGCTCCTGATTCAAATGTATTAATGAACCGATTTAGGCATTTAGTTAATAATGATATTAAAGGAGCATTTTATAAACTCCAAGATTTAAGATTAGTTGGTCGTTATTTAGTTCCAAATGAACAAGACTTAAAAATGTATCAACCACAAATAACTTTTAAAGATAAAATAAATCTTATTAATGATGTTGTTTCATCTGTTAATTCAAATGGTTACACACCACAAGTCAATTTTGTCCGTGGTATTACACATCAATTCCAAAAACCTGATGCTATTAATAATTACAATCTTAATGCTAATGATTTTCCACAAGTAGTAGGTTTAGAAAAAGTGGTTCAAAGCAAAAACTCTCGTAGATTTCCTTTTGATTATGCTACAGAAGTTACACCAAACAGAAAATCTCAAGACCATAATGGTTTATCAAATAGTCCAGGTAATTTATTACATATGTCCCTTGGTATGGGTGACACAGAAGTAAGACATCAATATTATAAATCTTTTCTTGGTGGTCGTATGCCTTATCATTCATCTACAAGTATGAAAGAACAAGAAGAAGAAAGAAAATCACTTGAAGCGGTCGCTGGTGCTGGTGATACTGGTAATAATACTTTTGTTGATATTGCTGGTGTTGGTTGTGATTATACATATGGTTTAGGTATGACTCAAAATTACCGCAATCAAGATTATTCATTAGAATTAACTTGTGGTGTAAATACTGGTGCTTCTAATTTACCAACTGATAGTAGAAATATTACACTTCTCCAACAAACCTTCATAAACGACATTGAAGTTGTAGATACTCAAAAATTAGTAAAAACATTTTAAAAAACGATCTGTTAAAAAAAAGTCACCCTAACTTAAGTTTTCTTAAAATATATATTAAGTAAAATTAACTTAGGGTGACTTTATAATATTTTTCATTAATTTATAATTAAATTATTAAAATATCATTTAATTATAATATATAAGTATGGAGAATAATATACTTTATTTAGATTGTAATCGTTCATTCGCATCAATTAAAGAAGAAATAAACAGAAATATATGGACAAATGAGTTTGATTCAATTTTTATTCCAAAAGGTTCTACTATATCAATACAAAATGCTTTGGTAAATATTCAAGGGATAGAAGGCGGAAGTATTGAAATAAGAGAAGATGAAGAAATACGAATGAATATATGTTTTTATATTTCTCATAGTAATTATCCTATTCCAAAGTTTCAATATAATGCTCCTATATGGTCAGCAGATTATTGGCAACAAACACAATTATTAGATACATTATATACTGACGCTTTCCATTCACAAAATACTCACAAATTATTTTCACCAGGTTTAAAAACAAAGTTAGATACACCAATAAACTTTGGTATAAATGATACAACAAATGTAGCAAGTAATCTTTACGCATTAATAGCACAAGATTTTGGTGAAACAAATGCTTTTGGTGGTATGGAAATACCTTTGTATGCGTGTTATTTTGACGCACAAGGATATTTAAGACCACATACACAAGAAGTAAAAATAAATATTCCAAAGGGAACTTATGGTATTTCACAATTAAGTGAATTAATCACCGAACAATTATTAGGAAAAGAAGGTTATACAAAAACAAATCCAAACTCTAATTTACCCATAACAGATTATCTTGTAAATGATGCGGAGTTTGCTAATGGACATTTTAGAGGACAATGTATAAAGAATGTTAATTTTTGGGATTATTCTTATAGAGTTTTAGGAACTCTTTATGAAGATTTTCCATCAATTATTAATAATTTGGCGAGTAGTGATATAGCACAACTTCACGCTATTACTGCCCCTGATAGAGGAAATCGTCCTGTATATATTCTTGCCGACCAATTTAAATTATTGATGGGAAACTTCGCAATAGGTGAAGAACAAGCAAGTGACTTTCAAGCAAATACTTTTGTTGTTACAAATGGAAATTATATAGCAACATTAAAAAATCAGCAATATCAGTTCCCTTATCCACTCATAAATCAAGCAACACCCAACGCAACTTATGTAGATAATGCGTCATCAACAATTAATCCAAGTAATACAGTTCCGGCAGCGGGTAGTGTTGATACATACAGATATACACAAAATCCTTATTTGAATGGTTATTTTATTGGGACAAATACTATAAAATTAGAATATGATACAACAAATGCTGGTTTTTCATTTACAGATCTTCACACTTCTCGTATAGAAAACTCACACGATATGATAGGAAATGTTTTAACAAATGAAGGACAAAGTGTTTCACATTTAAAAGATAATAATTTATTTAATTCTATAACCAACTCAATTTTAACCGAAACTGAAAGAAATGAATTAATAAGTGCTTTTAATAATCCACGTAGTCGTTCTACTGGTATAGAAATATATAACTGGGACAAAAACATTATTAATAAAAATAAAAAGATTCCTATTCCTCAATCTCAAATAGATTATTCAACTTGGGATGTAATGTTTCAAGGACAAACAGAAGAAAAAGAAAATATATGGAGTAAAACATTTTGGTATAGAATTGGTTTTGATTTTAAAAAATTAAATGATGTATTTCCAATAAAAGTAAGCGACCAACAAATGACGACTTATGGTATGACGACAAATAACCAGTTAGACGCTTCTGTTATTTCAAGTATATGTTCTAATTATTCTACAAGTCAATCTACGAGTGGAACGGATTTTATTAATAGTAATATGCCTCAAACATTATTAAAACAATTAAAGGTCAATGATATTTATTATCATCAAGGTATTCAATTAAGTGTAAGTGAATACACCTATAAGGCATATAAAAATTGTATGTATCAATATGCTAATGCTTTTAG